TTGACGTATTCAAAGATAGTTCCATCAATATCACATATTACAGTTTTCATAATTTTGCTTCCTTTGCTTTAACAATAGTGAAAGTACCATCGTTATTGTCTATCCATTGTAATGTATCTCCTTCAGTTGCATCAAGTGCTTTCAGTAGATCTTCATCCAATGGAAGAAGGAGATGATCATCGTCTTCAATTAATTTTACTAATTTCATAATTTTGATTCCTTTGCTACTTCTTTCACAACTTCAACATCTGCCGGCTTCTTTTTAAATTTCAAAGCCCAATGCTTTGGATCTAAAACAGTATAAACAAATTCAAGTTGTTCATCGTTGAATTGACCAAGCATTTGTTTACCCGAACTACAGTTGAGCATAAGCCAAGGACTAATTTTTCCGTCTTTGATATCTCTTGTAACTCTATTTAGAGTTGCATGTCGGAAGTAATCATTCCATGGAGCTTCTTTTTCATCACCCCAAGCCATCATAGTTTCTATAGTTCTTTCAACTGCTGTTTCCATACTTTCTTTTAAAACAAATTCGTTTACATATTTTTCGTATAATTCATCTCTACACCAATGGTCAAGTTTTACTCCGCTTGTTACTACCCAGTCAATGTATCTTTCTGTATAAAGAGGTTTGACATTGTTAAGCCAACTACCAAACTTTACAAATGCGTTGTAATAAGGACTATCACAAAATTGTACATACGTCTTATCTGTTTTTGTTCCTGCACTTAATTTATAAAATCTTGTGAAAGCATAGTAACCTAACTGCACATGCTTTTCATTTTTTTGTAAGTGACGTCTTTTCTTTTCGCACATATGAACCGCAAGAGTTTTTTCTCTTGTAAAGCTGGCGCCGCAGTATTCACACTTATATGGTTTTTCTATACTCATTTTTTTAAACGACCCATCCGATCTTGTTTGTCGATTGGTCAAATATTGTATCATACTGCACTAACTCCATGCTCTGGTATTGGCTTTGTATATCTATTATCCATTGTATTGTTTCCTGTGAAACTTTTAAATCAACATACTCTGTAATTACTTCATCTACGTAAGACAAATGTTCCTTGGGCATTGGATGATCTTCAATCATCCATGTATCACCTTGCTTGTATTGAATTCTTGTTTTATCATTTTCTATGTTTGGATAATGACAATGTTCTGTTATTGTTTTGCATTGTGGCATCACCCATTTAGAATATTGGTCTAATATGTCTTTTACTTTTCCGTGTGCTAATAACTTTTCGTCTTTATAAGGATCATTTATACAAGTGCTTAACACAGTTGCTCCTGTATTTTGCAGTGCTTCAAGTGTACTTGAAATTATATTACAGTCCCTATACACATAATGATTTAAATTGTTTGCCCACTCAACGTCTGACTCATATGTATAGTTGTTTAGTGTAAAACGTTTTCCTGTCAAGTGATTAAAAATATTTCCAGGTGTGTGCCATCCGTCCTTGTCATGATATCTGTCTTCTCTAAAGAAGTTTGACCACATTATTATAATGATATCGTTGTTGTTGAATTTTGTTCTACTATTAGTTTCCCATATTCTATTTGCGATTAACTGATTGCCACTTCCTATATGTCCACAGTTATATCCTAGGTGTGCATCTTTTATTAGAATGTCTGCCCAAGTAGGATAGTAATACTTTGTAAAACTACAACCATAAGTAAAAAGTCTGCTCAAAGTTTTACCTCTTCAATTCCGTTGTCCTTTGCAAGTTGTAATACTTCTTTCTTTGTAGAAATTTTTGCAAGCAATTCTATTTCATCTTCTTTTTTATTTGGATATAATGTTCTTAGTAGTTTAGCAACCTTGCTATTATCACTGCCTTTTCTTTTATGTCCGATCCATTCATGATATTGTATTTTCTTTGTGTTACCTGCTAAACATAATAGTTGCCACAAAAGTTTTTTGTGTTTTTGCAATGTAAAAAAATGTTTATTGTAATATTCATTAGTCTTAAACACTGCAAGTTCTTGGCTATCTCTACTTCCTTTTTGTGAACTTACATAACGATTCAAAAGATAAAAACTAACTTGTTTCTTTTCTTCTTCAGACAGCTCATTCCAAATTTCTTTTGCACCCATATCTATGGCGGCAAGTATATCTTTTAATGGTAATTTATTCATAGTATGCTACAGTATCACTCTTATGTTCTTTTATATTATAACCTATTTGTTTGAAAAAGTCAACCACTTTTTCATCTTGTTTAAACAAAACAACTGGTTTCCATTTGTTTATTGTATTGATTGCTCCATTTACTACTCCTAGTTCTCCACCTTCAACATCTATCTTTATTAAATCAACGTTTGTAAATTCAAAACTATCAAGCGTTTTTTGGGTTACACTAAAATGTCTAGCACCTAATTCATATCTTGTAGTGCTTCCGTGCGTAGGATCGTTATAACCATTGTTTGGTATTGTTAATACAGTTTCTATATTCTTTTCTCCTAACGCATAGGGAAACATTCTTACTGTAGATGGTATCAGTGTGTTAGTTGTTGGATTAGGTTCGAAGGCATAAACTCTTGCAAATTGAGTAACAAAGGGTGTCGATGTATCTCCGTTATGTGCACCAATATCTATATATGTGTTAAATTTCTTGCAGTATGGTATTGCCCAATTTGTTATTTTATGTGCTTCGCTCATTTTTATAATTCCATAGATGAACATCTTGTTCAGTGTTTATTTCCACACCATTGAATTCTGTATGGAAACAACCTATGTCTATTCCATTCTTTAACCAACGAAGTTGTTCTAGGGTTTCAACCTTTTCTTCTAAGGGAACATCTAAGTGCAGATATTTTGATAATGCATGATTCTTATATCCATATATACCTAAATGCCAATCACCGTAACCCATCATTCCTCTACCAAACCATAATGCTTTATCTCCTGCTCTTATCATTTTGACCGAACTAGGTTTATTTTGGTCTTCTAAGTGCATGTATGTGTACAAGGTTGTAACATCAAATTTACTCAGTCCTTTAGCTACCTTTTCAATCATATCAGGTGTTATGTCTGGCATGTCTCCTTGCACATTGATATAGTTTGCGTAATTTAATTCCTTTGCGGCCATGGCACATCTTTCAGTACCATTGTTTGCTTCTCCGGTTAAGATGAAATTAGGCACAATCTCTGCAATTTCTAAACTGTCAGTTACAACGTAAGTGTCAAAGTCAGTTTCATTACAGATATCAAAAACTCTGTTAATCAAGGGCTTACCGTCTAGCTCGATAAGCATCTTATCAGCAAGTCTACTACTCTTCAGTCTTGCTGGTATTAGTATAGCCGTACGCATGTATATCCTTTACTATCTGTCTAAAATCTTTTAAGTGTAGCATGTTAGGGCCATCGCTTGGAGCATTGTCTGGGTCTGCATGTACTTCTAAGAAAAAACTGCTAATCCCAAGAGCGGCCCCAGCACGACCAAGATGAGGCACATACTTGCGATCACCGCCACTGGAGGATCCGTTGCCTCCTGGTCTTTGTACCGAATGAGTAATGTCGTAAACAAACCTGGCACCAAGATCGCTAAGGAGATCGTACATGCCAGTGAAATCATTAATAAGACGTCCGTACCCAAAACTTGTTCCTCTCTCTGTTATCCATACTTCAGTAGCACCATCTGTTTTTGATAATATACCTTTTACATCTGAAGGTGCTAAGAATTGTCCTTTTTTAATATTAACTATCTTTCCTGTTTTTACCGCGGCCCTGATCAAATCTGTTTGTCTGCATAAGAATGCAGGAATTTGTAGTACGTCTACTGCACTTTTATAATAAGCCGCGATCTTCAATATTTCATTTTGATTATGAACATCAGTAAGAGTTCTTACATCTAATTTTTCTTTTAGTATAAGAAAGTCTTCCATTGTTGCAGGCAAACCAACACCACGTTTACCAGACATGCTTGTTCTATTTGCTTTGTCAAAACTTGCTTTGAAAATATATTCAATACCAAATTCGTCACAAACACTTTTACATTCTTTTGCTATCTCATGACTTTGCATCAACGTTTCGTGTTGACAAGGTCCTGCTATTATTCTCATAGTGGCTCCGGCATAGTGAACAATGCATTTACATTATCAGTAGTTGGTCTACGTGCAAATGCTACCCACTTAATTACTTCTTCGTCTTTATAATCGTCTTTTATAAATTCTTTAAAACTTGTTCCTGTAGTATATACATCATCACAAATAAGCACACGATGATTAGGATCATCTGTTGCATGAGCATTTAAAGCAAAGCCTAAATGTGCTCCTCCCCTTGGAATACCTACTGCGTATCTAAATGGTTCTTTTTGATATTCCATTATCATTCTAGCAATACAAACCCATTCGTCCATGGTAATAGCATCGCATTCAATCTTCCAACTTAATGGTAAACCTGCATGGCTTACGAAGTCTCCAATTTGAAAAAGTTTCATTTTACTAAATCCCAGGTTATTAATAATTTACTCAATAGTTTTCCTAAAGTCTTATTCTTCTTTGCCATCATTTGTAATTCTTCCCACTCATGATGATCCAAAAGCTCTCCCTTTGCTCTTGAAACAGCTTTTGGATCACCAC